CTTTACGAATGAACCAATCTAAGACATACGTGAGTGGGTGTCCACGAGCATATACAATTAACAGAACATAGTTACGTACCCAACAGTTTAAGCGTACCCTGTAGGAGTATTCTACACTCAGTACTTTAACAGGCCTGAGATCTATTAGTTAACTCAGTCCATGATGCAATCATTCTACTAGTCAAACGGAAACACTATTACCGAATTCTTGTTGCGCTCTTTCTAAACCTCGCCGGCAACAGTAAGTGGCATAGAGACTACAGACGACATAACAGGCCGTGCATTACCACAAGTGAGGCCAGTGGAGCACTGCCTAGCTTTTCTAAACAGATTTTAAGACTCGGAGTTAGCGTATCTTTTAGGAGTACCATCTAATGGGATCTTGCCACTACATGGCTGTCATTCATGTAACATATCTGCGGACTTCTAGAGTTACCTAAATGGAGGTGATTTACGCAACCTGTTCTCATTGCACGGTTTCAAAGACCAGATAGACGACTATTTGGAGATCATAATAGACGACTAAAAAACCAAGCCATGGGTAGCCAAAGTTGATGGCAGTGTATCTATGGTGAAACGTCACAAGTTAGCCAGCACACTTAAAACATGGAACGAGTACTCAGAAGCCATGTTCAGGCCATACTCTGCTTTCATAACTCAGACTTCAGGGTTCAGAGTAGTATCAAAGAACGACATGAGCACTGATGTAAACGTGAACATCGTAGTCATCAGTCCATTCAGTGTCTAAGGGCGAGCTTACAGAAACCCTAGACTTGGGTAGTTGACATATAAAAATGCTAAACCATAGCAACAAAACACAAACTAGGCTGGAGTGAACTAGCCAGTCGTCAGGTGATTCTGACGCATGGGCGGTAATATAAGGGAGACCGTCCTAGACAACCAGAGTTAAACTATCTAACTATTAGATAGTCGGACAAAGTAATAACATGTAGGCAACTTGTCAGTTAAATAATAACGATAAGGGGACTACAAACTAAAAACTTTTACGCGCGAAGGAACCGCTAAAATCTCAGCAATCTTACAATTGCTGAGTCCCATCTAAGATACACTATCAGTGACACCATCTAACACCGACATTGAATCATTATCACATGTCGCTTCGATCTATCTAGTTACAGGATTAAGCGACAATTCCAAAGCAGTCTAATACTAGTAAATACATAGAGTACTAAGGCCACTACGACCGAATCAAACATTAGTTATAGGTATGGATGTTTTTAGCCTCACTTACGAGACCTACAAGATACAAAATCATTACAACCAATTTCAACAAGGATAGATACCACGACAGTTGAACGTGCAAGCTGATATAGCGACCGCGTCTACTGTACTCCTCATATTCTTGATCGTCAATGGATATGCGTCACAAGATGCTTATCCCTGTAATGCTGCAGTAACCACATTAGGCTCTTCAATGAGGAAATTGACAAAAGAACTAGAACTTATGGTTCACCCGATCAAAAAAGTGGCCCAAGCTTCATTTAAGGTAGCGGCATTCGCCAGAGACCTTTATGCAAGTACTACTTTGCCAGACTGGATGCTGGGGCACATAGCCATCAATACAATGTACAATGACCAAGCATGCATGGCTATCATTTAATGTGAAATGCTATTAAAGCTAGGACTCAAGTAGAGTTTAGCTATCATCGTAG